CCTCCGCTCGGCCACCACCTGAAAAAAGATGGATCACACTTTATCCAGGGAAGAAAGCAAAAGGCTTATGAGCCTTTTAGGCCTTTCTATGGATCAATGGGGCAACTTTCCCATCATGAGAAAGGCTTTTTTAACCAAATGCAAAATTTTGCACCCTGATAAAGGTGGTGACCAGGAGTTGGCTAAGGAATTGATTAGCCTCTATAAAAGAGCTCAGGAGAGTGCCGCTGCCTTGAATCCTGATACCCAATTCTCCACTACCCAGGTCTGTCAATCTGGTACTTGTGTTTTAATCCAAAATGTTGAGGATTGTTTTAACAGAAAAGAGCTTTGCAGCTGTATATTCTGCCTCTTAAGAGATGCTCATGAAACCAAGGAAAAGAGACCAAAAGTGTGGGGAAGATGTTACTGCTATGAATGCTTTAAAGTGTGGTTTGGATTAGAAGAAAGTGGGACTGTTTTTATCAATTGGCAGTTTGTGATTGGAGCTATACCTTTCTCTGCCTTGAATATTTAGGTAAGTTTTTTTTTCTTTCAGATTCCAACCTATGGGACCCCAGAGTGGGAGGAATGGTGGAGATCCTTTAACCAGGAGTTTGATATATTTTGTAATGAACAATTTGACAGATCTGATTCTGAGGAAGAGTATCAAAGTCAACCTCCAAGTCAAAGTCAAGCTAGAAGTCCAAGTCCAGAACCTGAACCCTCAACCTCAGGCTATGACTCCCAATCTCAATCCCAGAGATTTAAAAGAGGTGCAGATGAAGAAGACAGTCAGCAGTCTCAAGCTACCCCTCCCAAAAGAAAAAAGGACAATAAAAAACCAACTGAGATGCCGGATGACCTTCTTCCATTTCTTAGTGCAGCTATTTTGAGTAATAAGACTGTTACTAATTTTCTTGTGTATACTACTATTGAAAAAAGTGAGTATTTATATAGGAAATTAAGGGAAAGGTATAAAGCTACCTTTATTAGTAGGCATAGGCTTGAAGCTGCAGGTTTTGTATATATGATTACTCCTAGCCGCCACAGGGTTACTGCTGTTCAAAATTTTGCTAGTGCTTTGTGCAGTGTTAGTTTTCTAATTATAAAAGCTGTTATTAAGCCTTTTGAATGTTATCAACATTTGTGTCTCCCTCCCTACAATAAAGACATGGAAAATTTAGATGGGGGATTAAATAGGGATTTCTTTGATGTACCTGAGGAAGCTGCAAGGCTTGTAAGTTGGAAACAAATTACTGATTATGCTTTAGCTACTAATTGTGATGATGTATTTTTATTAATGGGTCAATATAAAGAATTTGCTCAAGAGGTAGAGGGCTGTAAGAAATGTGATGAGAAAATTTTCTATGAACACTATAATTACCATAAGATGCATACAGAAAATGCCCAAGTTTTTCTTGACTGCAGAAATCAAAAAACTATCTGCCAGCAAGCTGTGGATGGGGTTATTGCACAGAGGAGGTTAACTGTGGCCCAAATGACTAGGGAGCAATTACTAGCTGCTAGATTCAAGGAACTTTTTGCAAGAATGGATAGCTATTTCTCTGCCAAAAGCTCAAAAGATATTAAGCATTATATGGCTGGGGCAGTGTGGTATATGCACTTCTTTCCTGGGATTGATATGAAAGATTTTATTACTGAGTTCCTCCAAGCTATGGTGGACAATATCCCTAAAAGAAGGTATTGGCTCTTTACTGGGCCTGTAAATACTGGCAAAACTACCTTAGCTTCTGCCCTCTTAGATCTCTGTGGGGGAAAGTCCCTAAATATTAATATGCCCTTTGACAAGCTTAACTTTGAACTGGGGGTGGCAATTGATCAATTTATGGTGGTATTTGAGGATGTAAAAGGGCAGGTCTCAGACAATAAAGACCTGCCCCCGGGTCAAGGAATACATAATCTTGATAATCTTAGGGATTATATTGATGGAGCTGTACCTGTAAATTTAGAGAAGAAGCACCTAAATAAGAAAACTCAAATTTTTCCTCCAGGCCTAGTCACATGTAATGAGTATGTCCTTCCAATCACTCTAAAGGTCAGGCTCTGCAGAAGAATTAAGTTCACTTTTAATAAGAATCAATTTTTAGCCTTGAGAAGAACTGATTGCTTGTATAGACACAGAATACTTCAAAGTGGAATTTCATTGTTACTGCTATTGATTTATGAATGTGGTATTGATGAATTTGATAAAGAAGTGCAGGAATTGGTTGAAAAGTGGAAAAAGAGAATTGATGAAGACATTGGTGATTATTTAATTGATGACATGAAAGCAAACTGTGCTGAAGGCAAAGATTTATTTCACAAAAGATAAATATATACAATAAAATTAATTTGCAACAGCAGGAATCTTTGTCTTTTCTTGCCCATATTTATCCCTGTACCTAATCATATCTGGGTCCCCTGGCAGCCTTTCCACACCCTCATAAACCCGAACTTCCTTTACTTGGGCCTTGTCTCCCTCCATGACCTGACCCTGCACCTTAGGCATCATGTCTGAGAACAGAGTATTAAGCAGAGAAGAAACTGGGTAGGGGTTCTTCACTAGCCTTTTCCTCAGGGTCACATTAAAGTACCTTGGAAGTCCCCTAAACTGCATCTTCTTGTTGTCCTGGGTCCTGAAACCACAAATATCAGCACAACTTAGGAAAAGGCCATCTCCTTTGCATAGAGGGCCAACCCCATTTTCATTAAGGAGAATGGTTGTTACAGTGTTTGTAAATTGCAGCACTGGGGGGGTGGTCAGACCACCAGTGTAGCTGCCATAGTATCTGCTGTTCTCATTTTTTGCAGGGTCAGGGCACCACACTTCTACTGGGAAAGTTCCATCCTTTATAAGGTTTGCTTTGAGTTGAGGGTCAAGGACTTGGGCTGTTTTGGGAGCTTGCTGAAGTGCAGCCAGGCCTGCTGGGTATCTACATTTATGATTATCAACTACCATCTGCAATTCCAGAGGCTCCCCACCCACAGCAAAAAAATGAAAATTCAACCCTTGTACAGGAAAACCAGCCCCCTCATTCTCAAATTCCCGGTGCACAGCACTGTGTACATTGCACAGTGAACTTATACCCACAACCTCAGTCTTTACACTAATTGCTTCCCACATGAGAATTGTGTCACAGGTTATGTCCTCATTCAGTAGGGGAAGGTTTATCTTAGCCATGCTGTAGCAAGGAATTTCCTTGATTTGTGGCTGATCCGCTTCAAAGGACTGAGACACAGTTATATTGTCACTGAAACCATAGAAATCAGATTCTGGAGGCTGTCCCATCCTTGGGTTCAGGTAGGCCTCAATAGTAGTAATACTATCTGGGCCTGTTCGGACGCTGAGTACTTCTATTCCTCCGCTTATTATTAGTTTTGGGACCTCTGACGGTGCGGAGCTTCTTTTTTTTGGGGCCATCTTCCTCCTCCTTTTCCTCTTCTTCTACTCTTTCAATAGTATCTCCCCAGGAAGGAGAGATATCACCATACAGGCCTAAAATTAGAGGCAGCATCCAGTCAGGTGTATTCCTTTGATATGCTCCTCCAGGAGGCTCATACCTTTCCACATAATCAGCAGATTTCTGTTTTGGAGTAAAAGAAGGCTCTCCATGCTCTGTCTCAAATCTGTCATATCTATAAGGTTCCTCTTGTCCAAGAGACCTAGCTAGCTGTCTTGCCCTTATAGGATTTGGGCCTGGAAGTGCTCTATAGTAATCACCCAAATACCTATAGATTGTCACAGGAGTAGATATAGCATTAGTTACAGCCCATCTTGCATTTTCAAAATATCTAGCAAGTCTATCAGCAACCTCTTCCCCAGATCTTCTGGCTAGTTCCCTTGTCATTCTATCAATTTGCCTTCTTCTTTCTCTTTGAAGTAATTCATATAGATAATTTCCCATAGCCCTAAACAAATCAGCTCCCCAGTGCTCAGGTGATATATAGTGAATGAATCTAGCTAGAGTTCTAAGTCCAGGAAAATCTATATCAAAGTCTGGATGGTATAGAACTATAGGATAATCCATATTTGCCATGGCTATAGGTTGGCTATAATCCCAATTATATGGATAAAGTGCAGCAGCAACCGCGGCGCCCAGAAACAGTGAACTGTTAGCTGCTATATCAATACCAGCAATAGCACCAAACACTTGTGAAAAGTTAGGAGTTAGGCTTTGAAGAGCCTCAAAGGCCTCTGTAGTGACTTCAGTTGCCGCAAGCGCTTCAGCTTCAGTAAGACCACCGTAGGTAACAAGATTTGCTATATGGCTCTCAAGCAGTTCAGCAGTAGCAAAAGCTTCACCAGAAATGATACTCTCTGCCGATAGTCCTGTAACTGAGGCAAGTTCAATAACCTCAGCTAAAACTGTTAGTAAAGCTCCCATGTCTCCTCCATTCCTATAAAAACAAGGAAAACATTCAGAACATACCTCAGGAGGTTAAAGGGTTGAAGCTCGGTCAATCGGGGCACTTATCTCGGCGGCGCCCCACTCCTCTTGTTCAAGTTTACAAATATTTTCAACAAATCTTTCCAGCGCCGATACCAAGAGCTGCGTCCTCTCATGGAGAACACGGAAATCTGAGCATGTCACGCAGGGCACTCTGACCTAATCTGCCGGGCACTTCCGGATGGAATCTGGAAGAATGCCTGGAATCTGGAGTATCCCCAACCGCCGCCGCAGCCCGGCAGGAAAAGTAGGAGGGGCCATAATCATCCAGTTCCCCATTCAAACAACAATTAAAAAGACCCCCAATAAAACACTCTTTTTTGAGGCTCCCCTGCAATTCCTCTAGTTTTAGTAGTAGTGCCTTTTTCACGTGAGTAGTATGGGTTATCATTTCCAAGATCAGATCCTCAATTGGTTCTTTATTGTCTGCAAACAGTCGCTGTGCTTCCTCAAGCAAATCAAGAATGTAAAGTATTTGCTCAGCAGTTGGAGAGCTCCGCTTGAGAGCCATAAACAAACACCTCAGTGACAGCCATAGTACTCGCAGCATTTTTTTTTTTGAAATATAAGGAGGCCGGAGGCCTTAGCCTCTCACTCTCCTCAGCAAAAAGGGAGAGGCTTCCTGAGGCACAAGGGGCTTTTCAGAGGCTT